CAGACGTTTACCCGAGAAAACTCTCCGCAACAAATTAAAACCCAATATAGAGCAAGTACAACTTAAGAATCAGTTTCACGAAGAAATGAAACGTGCCAAGAACAGTAAAAAGAAAATGGTAATGAAAAGAGTATTTGCTAATATCTACAAGAAAGATTTTTTCTACGAAAATGTATTATATGACCACTTATTGCTTGCATGGATCACAACTCCTGTAATTGATTTGGAATTAAAGATTCAAGCTGCTTTATCTTTAGTGACTGACCGTTTTGAAGAGTTAGTTAATATGGATATCAACACAACCAAGAATGTAAAGATTGATGGAGTGTGGACTGCAGTTTCTGAAGTTTGTCCAAAGAAGGCAACAGTACTAGTTTCAGTAATAAAACTTTTATCCGATAGACATATGGGACTTGCTGTTTCAAAGCAGGTTACTTTAAATGTTAATGAGCCAAGCACTTTAGATGGTGAACAGGCAGAACTAGATATGGATAAAGTTAACATTAGACTTAAAGAACTCGAGGAAAAATTAGGTGAGACGAAGGTTACTGTCTTACCTGCCATAGAGTAGATAGGGGGAACTATCAACAAGGAAGATTTGCTTGAGCTTAAACTTGAGAAAGTTAAGCTTATGGAAGAACGGATTCGTTTAAAAGAAGGTTTACCTTTTAAGTATGGGTTCAAGAAATATAAATGGCAAAGTAGTTATTGTAGTTCCAAAAAATCAAGACACCGTTTAATATGTGCCGCTAATCAGATTGGTAAGTCTACAATTCAAATTTGTGATAGAATTGATGTTGCTACTTCGCCTGATCTTTGGCCTAAGCTATGGCCTAGACAGTTTAAGTATGGGACTGCGGTAAAACCTTTTAGTTGGTATCTCTATCCTAACCAGGACACAGTTATGTCCGAGTTTGTTGAGAAGTGGGTTCCTTACTACCTTCCTAGAGGGGAGTTTAAGGATCATCCAGTTTTTGGTTGGAAAGAACAAATAACTAACAAGGTTCTTAAGCATATTACTTTTAATAGTGGTTGGAGGATCTATTTCAAAACATACGGACAGAACGTACAAGATCTCCAGTCAGGAACGGTATGGGCGATTGACTGTGATGAGGAATTACCTGAGGATCTTTTATCGGAACTTGAAGCTAGGCTGTTTGCTACTGATGGTTATTTCTCTATGGCGTTTACAGCAACACTTGGACAGGAGATTTGGAGGAAAGCAATAGAGGGCGAAGGAGAAGAAGAGATTTATCCTGATGCCTGGAAGAAACAGATTAGTATGTTTGATTGTTTAGAATATTCCGATGGGTCTGATACTCCTTGGACTAAAGATAGGATTGAACAAATCATTAGAGGATGTAAAAGCCCTAGTGAAGTAAAGAGAAGAGTTTACGGTAAGTTTGTTGTGGATGCAGGATTAAAGTATCCAGGCTTCGAGAGGGAGAGAAATTATGTTGATAGGCCCAAAAGCAAGTCTGGGAAAGTTTTTACTGGTGCTCCTAAGGGTTGGAACGTATATTCGGCTGTTGACGTTGGTAGCGGTGGCAAACATAATCACCCTGCTGCTTACATTTTTCTTGCTGTTAATCAGGAACATACTAAGATTCGTGCGTTTAAAGGCAGAAGACTAGATGGTATAGAAACAACTGCCGGTGATATCCTTAAGTTTTATACTACAGATAAAGGTGCAATGAGTGTTACTGTTGAAGCATACGACTCTGCAGCTAAAGATTTTGGTACAATAAGCTCAAGAATGGGCTTACCCTTCAAAAAAGCAAAGAAAGATCACGCAATTGGGGAGATGGCACTCAATACTGCCTTCAAATCCGGTATATTAAAGATATATCGAGATGGCGAAGAAATGATTAAATTAGTGCGAGAACTAGAGACTTTGCTCCTAACTACTGCAAAAAACAAGTCAAAAGACGATTTTATCGATGCTTTAAGGTATGCCTTAATGGAAATCCCTATAGACTGGGAAGAAGTTTTAGAGAACGGAGAGATAAAAATTAGTAAGAAAAATACTTTACCAGACCCAACAGATAGGAGAGCGATGTATGAATACTGGGACAGCGAAGAATTCAGGAAAGAAAACGAAAACGAAATCGAAGACGAGCTTAGCTTCTGGGGGGATCTGTACAGCGAGTGATATCTGTAAGATCATAAAGGCCTGTAAAGATTCAGGTGTTGCTACATTTTCTTTTAATGGTCTAGAGCTAAGCTTTAGTAATAGAAAACCTCATATGGAACTTTCTTCCAGTCAACCGGTAATAGTTGCACACCAAGAAGAAATAGGTGATAATATTACAGATTATACAGATGAAATAGAATCAGCGGAGCAGTTGGTTCACAACTTAGAAGAATTAAAAATAACGGATCCTTTGGGCTACGAAAAATTCTTACAAGAAGGGGACATGACCCATGCCTAATTTTACTATTGATAAGCTTAGACGAATGCACGAGAGTGGCAAAAGATGTGACGAAAAAACATTCGCTGAGCAAAGAACAAATATATTATTAAGAGCAGGTGACCATTACAATAAAAAAGCGAAAGGATCATTTGATAACTTAAGATCTAAAGCGACTATAGCAACTCAAAATAAAATTCGTTTGGTTAAGAACCATATTCACAGAATAACAAATCTATTTATAAATTCTATTATAGAAGGTAACCCTTCTGTCCAAGCTATACCGTTTAATGAGAATGAATTATCAGATGTGAAAGGCGCGGAAATGCGTAATGGTGTTCTTTCTTGGGTTAAAGAAACAAATAACTGGGAAAGAAAGCAAGAAAAATTTGTTCATGACTTTATTGTAATCGGAGAATGCTGGGGTAAAATCCGGTTTGATTATAGTAAAGGACCTATTGTTGCACAAGATAAGAAAGGTAATCCAGTTCGATCAGGAGAATTTGTAGTTGATCGAGTATTTGCCTTTGATTTAAAAAGAGATCCAACTGCAAGAGAAGCATCGGAATGTGAATGGTGGATGCATGAGCAGATGGTTAATATTGAAGAATTAAAAGATACTGTAAAACAACATTCTCCTGAAAACACAGAGAAGATAACTCCTGCTACGGCACAGTCTAACTATCAGATCTTTGATGGTAATACTGGTTCTTATTCAGATGTGAAAGAACAAGCTGCTGTTAAGGAATTATTCTATAAGCCTAGTCCAAAATATCCGAATGGTTATTATGCGATGTTTGTAGATGAGTTTATTATAACGGAAGGTGAGTTACCTTTTGGAATCTTCCCTTTAGTAGGAGAAGGTTTTGATGAAATGACTACTTCCCCAAGATCTACTTCTATCATTAAGGTATGTAGACCATATCAGGTAGAAATAAATAGAGCATCTAGTAAAATGGCTGAGCATCAAGTTCAGTTAGGAGATGATAAAGTTTTTGTTCAAAAGGGAACGAAGCTAAGTTCTGGGGGATTGTTAAATGGAGTTAGGGCAATACAGTATTCTGGCCAAGTGCCTATTATTCAGCCTGGCCGTACTGGTGAGCATTTTGCTCCTTATGCGCAAGCACAGGTTGCGGAAATGTATGAAGCGTGTGGATTATCGTCGGTATTAGAAGATAAAGCACCAACTTCAGGAGATCCATACCAACTACTGTTCAGGTCGATGAAAGAGAAGAAGAAATTTGTTAAATACGTTTCTAAATACGAAAGGTTTGAAGTAGATATCTTTAAGAAGATACTTGCTATGGCCAAACATTATTTAGATGATGGTCACTTAATAAAGGTTGCAGGTAGAAGCGAAGCTGTTAATGTCGCAGAATTTAGAAGAATGAGTGATCATGGATTTCAGGTTAAGGTTATACCTCAATCTGGTGACGTGGAAACCAAGTTTGGGAAAATACTTTCACTTACTCAGGTTATGCAATATGCGGGAAGTTCACTTTCCCCAGATCAGTTAGGTAACATCATTAGAGAGCTACCTACTGGCAATAAAGAGCAAGCGTTTTCTACACTGACAGCAGACAGTGATAATATAAAAAATGATATATTGGCAATGGATAGAGGTGAGTTAGTTGGTGTTAACCAATACGATAACCACCAATTCTATATCCAATCACTAACTCACAGAATGAAGAAATCAGATTTTAAGTTTTTGCCACCGCAAGTGCAACAAATTTATTTTCAAAAGCTTGCTCAGCATGAAGCTGTTTTCCAACAGCAACAGCAAGCCATAGAACAGCAAAACATGGGAATGATTCCTGCCGGAGGATTTTTAACTACGGTTAATGCCTCTTGGATGAATCCTACTACTGGTAGGGTTGAAAGAATCAAAGTACCATCGGAAGCTGTTAAGTGGTTAGTAGACAAGTTAAACGGGCAAGGAGCTTTAGCAGCACAAACAGGTGCTTTACCAATGCAATCGCAAGCAAACATTGCAGCGGGCGGAGTCATGCCTTTAGAAGAATCTCAGTCGCAAACTGAGGCCCCAACAACTGAGGCCGTAAGCCAAGGAGTATAGATGGAAAATGATTTAGAAGAGAATTTGAATGAGGATGTTTTAGAAACTGTTTCTGAGGAGGAAAACCCAGAACAGACAGCGGAAGCTGCACCTGAAGTGGAAGAAGCACCTGCGTATGAACCGAACTTTACTTATAAAGTAAAAGACGAAGAGTACGAGTTTGATGAATTCCTTAGAGGTGGACTTACCTCTAAAGAGCAAGAAGAAGCATTAAGAGATCTTTATACAAAGTCTAGAGGACTAGATGGTTACAAAGATAAGTTAAGTACTAAAGAGCACGAGTATGAGCAAGTTGTTTCTGAAGCAGGTAAATATGCTAATGGTTTTAAAAAGCTAAAAGAGCATGTTGATGCTGCTAATACTTCTGGTGATTACAGAGAGATTGCTAAAACATTAGGACTTGATGAAAAATCTTTAATTAACTATGCCGCTAAACTTGTTGAAGAAGAACAACTACCTGAAGATCAAAGAAGGTTACTAGACGAAAATAGGGCCTTAAATGATAAGCTTAGGAATGTCGAAAGCAGAATGAGCGAGTTTGATAATCAGTCCGCTGAAAGACAACAGCAGGACTATATTCAAGGTATGAATGCATCTTTACAAAATCACCCTGAAGCTGAAGAGCTTAAAGGTGTTATGAGTGAGCTTAAAAAGGATTTCTTTCAAGAATATGCTAGTCTAAATCAAAGAATGGAGAGTGCAGGTTTAAGGCCGTCATTCAACGACGTAGCAATGAGATTGGTTGATGATAATCGTCACCTCTTAGAGTTACGTGAACTAAGAACTAAACAACAACAACAAACAACGACTGCGCCGGATATTGGAAACAAGCCTATCCTTCCTACTGTTAAAGGTAACAATGTTGCCGCTGTAGAAAAAGAGTTTTCATCACTAGATGAACTCAGGGAAATGGCAAACCGAGTATTAAGCGGAGTTTAAATAGGAGATAGAAATGGCAAGTTTAACGACTACAGAGTCATTTAATAGTATGTTAAAAAGGTATATGCCTTACAAATTATTATCTGATGAGATTATAAAAAGAGATTACTTTCTACAGAGAGTATCAAAAGACCAAAACTGGAAAGGTGGAGCTTTACAAGTTCCTTTTGTTGGTGCAAATGCAACATCACTATCAATTGGTTCTTTAACTGACTCAGGAGAAATCGGGGCTGATACTTTCGTTAGGGGTGAAGTAGGTAATTACGCTGAGCTTTGGGGAGCAATGGTTTTCAATCAAAAAGACCTTGATCAACATAGTGGAAGTGTAGAGAATTCATTCTTGAAGATTCTTCCTGATAGAATTGATGTGTTCGCACAAACAATGAAAGAAGCACTTTCTGGTCAATTACTTAATGGTTCTGCAATCGACAAGATCAGAGACATTAACAATGGTACAGTTGATACCATTGAAGTTGAAAGACCTGAGAGATTTGAAATCAATCAAAAGATTGTTGTCGCTGCGGCAACGGGTGGACAACCACTTACTTATTACGTAAGTAAAGTAAGTGTTCAGTCTGATGGAACAGGGATATTAGAACTATCTGATACATCTGCTCAAACAGTAACAGGTTTAGTTAGTTCTGCAGATCTTAACACTGAACTTTCTGATAATGATTTTATTTATCATCCAGGAGTTATAGCTGCAGGTAACACTATTATTGATGAAGTATTTACTTCATTACCTTCTCAACTACTAGCTAAAGATCAGGTTTCTGGATCAGCAACTGGTTCTACTAACTTGTTTGGTCAACCGAAAACAAGCTATAAGCATTTACAAGCATTAAATGTAGATGGTTCAACTCTTGATTTTGATTCTTCAAGTGCAGCAAATTCTCACTTAGAGAAAATCTTTGATGCTCAAACAACTGTTAGAAGATTAGGAAGAGGTAATCCTGGTGAAGCTCTTATGAGTTACAGAAACTTCGGTCAGTGTATGAAAGAATTAGAGGGTAACAGACAATACCAAGCTGACATCTCTAAAGCTAGCAAGTATGGATGGAGTGAAATCCAAGTTGTTGGTGTTAAAGGTGCATTGAAATTAGTAGCTGTTCCTGAATTAGATGACGCTAACATCATGATCGTTGATTTCGATTCAATGAAATTACATAGTAATGGATTTGTTGAAAGAAGAACGGCTCCAGATGGGAAGCAATTTTTTGAAACAAGAGCAAGTACTGGTTACTCTTACATTGTTGATCATAGATTCTATGGTGACCTTGTTTGTAGCAAGCCAAGCTCTAATGCAATTATTCATGACGTACCTGTTATAGCTTAATAGGTAGTTAATTACAGGGGGCTTCGGCCCCCTTCTTTGGAGCAAGAATGGCTTTTGACGTTAAAGCACATAAACTTACAAACTGGATAGGCCTAAATAATAGTGGTCTATTGACGAAGATTGCTCGTACATACAATACTGCCAATTTAGTTTCAGTAGAATACAAAGGTAAACACGATCTAGTTGTTGGTAGTCCTTGTTTAAAAATAGAATATATATATGACTCCTCAGGGAATATCATATCAGAAAATAAAAGTATAGTTGAGTGGACATCTACTCAGGAAACAATAGATTCATCATCAACAGAATCTTCGGGTGTGGAATATTGGTTAGGTTTAGAGAATGATGGAAAACTAACTAAGACTCATATAGGAACAGCCACATCAATAAAACAAATATTTCACTATGCATTACCAACTACGGCAGCAGGTGAACAATGCTTACAAAGAATACATCATATTGATTCTAGTGTAATTGTCTCTAAGATAGATGTATTAGGAACATGGTCTTCAGCAATGGAAACTATTGCGATACCGGCTATAAGTGATATCACTTTAAGTGCTGCGGTTACAGTAGAAGATCAAATTGTTGGAGCAGACATAGGAACATTAGCAGGAGCTGGCTCGAATCCTGGACATGGCACGATTACTTGGACATTAACATCGACAACATTATCAGGTGACAAGTTAAGAATAGATGGGGATAAACTAGAAGTAGGGCCAAATCAAATAGGCTCGGCTGATGCAGGAACCTATAATGCAGTTATAAAAGGAACTGATGAACTAGGTGGTTACAGAGAAGAAACGTTTACAATAACGATAAACTCAAACGATATTACAGATATAGCATTAAGTGCTGCGAGTGTTAACTACGGTGATGCCGCAGACACAGCAATAGGAACATTAAGTTATACCGGTGGGGTTGGTACAATAACTCCTACGATTACTTCTAATGGAGGTATGACTAATCTTAGGTTAGATGGAAATATATTAGAGGTGGGTCCTTCTTATATGAATACTGCTGCAGGTACTTACACTGTAAGGATCACGGCAACCGATTCACTTTCTCCGTCGCCTCAAACTTATTATGAAGATTTTACAATTACAGTTGCTAGTACAGCTATCACGGATATAGCTTTATCTGCTTTACTTGCAACAAATGGTGCTGCTAGTGGAGAGGATATAGGGAACTTAACACGCACTGGCGGTGTTGGGGATGTAGCTTTTTCAATTCAAGCAAACCCTAGTAGTTTAGCAAATATTAAAATTACAGACACAGGAAGTTCTACTGCAACATTGGAAGCCGACACAGGAGGCATTACCTCAGTAGCGGGTTCTTACTCTTTGACAATTAGAGCAACAGATACAGTAGGACAAACTTACGATGAGGCTTTTACTATTTCGGTTGCTTCTGGATTTGTTAACACAAAGGCATTGTCGAGAACATCTACAAATGCTGATGTAGTCTATTTTAACTATGGTCAGCCATCGAGCGTTTTTAATTCAGGATCAGGGAATTTCTACCTTAATGATTGGTATACACAACGAACAAGAGCAACAGACTCGTATTCTGTTTCAATGTGGTTTAAAGTAACAGGTACACCGGATTCTAGTACAATATACGGTTTATTTCAAAGTGCTGCAAACTATGCCTCTGCATCAGGTCCTCTTTTTATAAGCAATAAATATGCCACCGTTGGGCCTAATAAAGATAATGATGGAACTTTTAAAGTAGGTGCACAATATGGGAACGGAACCATATGGCATACTCCTGCATCATCGGTTAATGTTGCTGATGGTGAATGGCATCACTTCGTTCTAACATGGGATGGTTCTCTTAATAGTTTAATTGAATGCACGTCAACAGCAACTACTCAAACAGGCACCGCTAAACATCTTGGATCAACAGGGGATGCTAATCTAAAAGTATATATAGATGGCGAGGTCTGTGCTTACCATGCTAATACTGATTATAATATTAGCACTCTAAGAGGTTATGGGGATTGGCAAGCCGCTGTACTAGGACCTATTAAGAGAAATTTTGCAAAAAGAGTTACATTATCGAATAGTTATGAAGCAGCAACAACACCCGAGAATTATGGATGGGGGTTTGGATATATGTATGGTTCCTACAATCATACTACTCTAGTTTCTAGTGTTGACGAGTTTAGTTTCCATAATATTGTATTAACGTCAACTCAAGTAGGCGAACTTTATAATAGTGGTACTCCTATAAGTTTAGAGGATGCATCTTGGACGGCAGGAACGTGGTCAACATCAAATCTTCTATGTTGGCTTAGAATGTTCGACGGTGATAACGACGACAATACAACAATAGAATCATTGGCCGGATCAATTCCATTATATGATTGGGATAATACAGCGGGATCAGAGGGTTATGTAGCATCAGACCCGGCAAGAACAGTAACACCTACTCTAACAATTAAAAACGGTGCAGGAAATGAGGTAGTGACATTAACGGCATTAGCAGATGGTGATGTGTATATCCCATAGGAGTTATAATGAATAATGAAGAAATTGCTTTATCAAGAGATACATTAAGACAAGTATTCAAGGAATACTTAGATATAAAAGATAGCCCTGTTAAGGCATGTGGCTGTGAAGAACCTATGAGCAGTTTCCTGCTTAGGAATAACCACAAAGACTTCTATGATAAAATGCAGATATTTATAGATAAGGCGGTTGCGTTAGGTATTATTATTGATACAGAAAATGATAAAATTGAAGAAAGGTACGTACTAACAAGTGATGTGAGGAAGTATTTAACTTTATTTAAACATATAGATTAGGCAAACTATGAATACTAAAGCGATTATTACAAGTTTAGTTACAGCAGCGATTATAGCTATGGTTTCTGTAGTGGGAGCTAACTATTCAGAGATAGGTAAATTAGGTGAAAGAGATAGGTCTACAAAGGCTTCGCTTAAAAGAATAGAGGTCAAAGTGGATAATATTCACCAGTTCCTTATGAAACAGAAAAGTGGTAACATGATAAGATATAAATAAGAGAGGATGATATGCTAGTAGGTAGCCAATTAAAGAATGCGCAAATTGAATGTTTGACGACAACACAAATAAATGCTCTAGGCGATAAAGTTAGAGGTAGGGTTGTCTACGATGTTACTATAAAGCAATTGTTAATTTATAATGGGACAGCTTGGATTCCTGCAAATGAAATTTATGCGACTGACGGAACTTCTAAGATCCTTGATTGTAATGATGGTTCAACCGCCGCAGAATACGTTGGGAATGTACAAGGTAATGTAACAGGTAATGTACAAGGTAATGTAACAGGAACAACAAGCAGTATTGCTAACCATGATACAGGTGATCTCAGTGAAGGTTCAAATCTTTATTACACAAATACAAGAGCAGATGCAAGAATAGCTTCAGAAACAGTTACTAAGTTCAGATGCAAGACCATGGGTGAAGTTAATGGTAACTACGACACTATAGAGATGGATGAAACAGAAACCATTACTGATACATATTTTGAAAACCTTCCAGCAAATACAGTATTCAGAATGACATGTGACTTTTTTGCTAACATTCATTCGCCTTGGGACGGTGCTTCAACCGGGTGGGATGCCTCATATGCTTACATGGTAGCTACTGCTTATAATTCTTCTACTGATGCTGGAGCAAATGATGCTTTCACTACCAACCCTGGTGCATCAACAAGGTATATACAAATGACGACTAGATCAAAAAGTAAACTAATATATGAATACGGCGGAGCTGGCACGGATTTTCATTTATATAATAGATCTCTGGGTTCAATGAATACAATGGTTTTTAAAACCCCGAACTTTACAACTTATATTAAGGGGGTGATTCAATTATCCGGCCCAAACATTGATATTTACCCTGAAAATACATATATACAACTAGAAGAATTACACAATTATACAGAAACAACAGATTGGGATTAAAAATAATTAGGAGGGCAAGATGCCAGAGAATATAGATGGAACAGCAGGATATACAGGAGGAGCTTATAGTAAACCTTCTGCAAAGGATTCAGGTTCGGATGTTTTCCAAGTCTTAGAAGATTTCATGGAAAGAATGTCTAACCATACACATCAAGGCAGAGACTCAGAAATAATTAGTCATACTATAACAAAAACTCCTTTTTCTACTGCGGCTGCTACAGGTAATTGGACACCCACTGGGGATAATACAGACCAGAAGTATGTAGATATAGATGTAACTAGTAATAGCCTCTCTGTTAATAACGACGGAACAGGTGGTGCAACACCAAATGATGTTAACTGGATGTTTTTTTACGTAGTTGATGACATAGATGGAATATCAAGTCCTGGGCATCAACGGTTTTATCCAGAATATGAATGGACTGAGTATGACACAATGAGAATCTCTACTAATATCTTTGAGACTATTAATGATGCAGCAACATCGCCAAGAGTTTATTTAAAGGCTTATTAATGT